GCAGATACCCCGGAAGCGGCTGAACCTGATAGACCATCTCGCCTCACATGAACGAATATATTGCCGCAGATCCAAGCCCCGCCAAGCCGCCATAAAGCGCCTGTTGCTGCTGCTGCTGCAATGCATTGTTGTTCTGGTTGATCTGAGCCGAGTTATAGACCGCAGACTGGTAATCCGGCGCCTGAGCTTGGGTCTGCGGCACGGCATTGAAGCTTGGCATCTGCACGCCGCCAGACGAACCAAGGATGGCGGAGAGCTGCTGCAATGGCAGGTTTTGCTGATAAGCGCGCTCCTGGATTGCCTGCTGCCTGGCGTTCTGAGCTAGGCCATAAAGGCGCGATTGCTCGTTGCCGCCTGCCTGAATAGCATCAGACATGGCGTTTTCATAAGCCTGATCGCGATTTTGTGCAAAATCCCTAGTTGCCTGGGTATAGCCCTCATTCCCCATGCTGATTCCGCGATCTGCAAGGTTCTGCTGAAGCTGCTGATCCTGGCGATCATATTGCTGATCGAGCATGGTCTTCTGGCGGTTGTAATAATCGTCTTGGACATTCTGTCGGTCCTGGCTGAAATCGTAAGTACCAGGAGCATAGGGGATACCGTCGTAATTGAACGGCGTCGCCAAGGCGTCCCCAACCCGCTGTACCTGCTGCTGGCCGATACCAAGCGCCTGAGTGTCCAATCCCTGCTGAAGACCAAAAATCTGTTGTTGCGCCGGGCTAAGACTGGTTGTCTGTGACCACTGATCGCCGTTCTTGTTATAGGTGACTGACCCGGTAGGTCCATACTGATTGACGCGGTTGAGCTGAGCGTTCAACCGCGCCGTATTGGCGTCCACATTACCTTGTGCGGCTGCCGTTGCCGCAGGATCAGGCGACTTTGTTGATCCGCTCGACTTGCCCATTTAGCCACCTATCAGCTTCTTTACGCACCATACCATACAACATGAGGTTTTTACCATCTTTCGACGCCTGCCGAAGGACGCCCTCCAGTTTAAAGCCAAGACCTTGCACAAACCGCCTGGAGCGGTGATTTTTGATATGAATCACCGCTCTGACATGGGAAACGCCCTGCTGGCAGAACGGATAGTGCAGAAAGGCCCGGATATTGCCACGCGTTGCCCATTTTGGCGTATCGGCGGCAATTGACATTTCAATGCTGTTTTCACGCAAATCATGGTAAATCGCTACGCAATGCAGCGTATTACCTTCAGCCAAGCCAATAACCTGCCAATCACCGTCCACCTTGAAGGGAATCGCACCCTTGATGCGGTTCATTGCCCATCGCATCAGGTACTCACGCGGCTCGAAGATGAGATTCATAGGAAATCCCCTCTCTGGAAAACGATATCGAAGCTCTGCACTGTGCATTGCAGCGAATTAGTCGCGACCTGCATGCGGATCGACGCTGAATAGCCGAGACCACTCACGCCAACCCAATTGCTTTGCAAGCTAAGACCAGCTCCCCATTTGAACGTATCCCAAAGGGCGGTATCCCACGGTGTACCGGGTGCACCGCTAAAGCTCGGCGTGGAAGTTGGCGTGATGCTCTGGAAATCCGTTTCCAGATCGAGCGCCGGCATGATCGAACCATCTGTAAAGATAATAGGCCGCACCATCTCAAAGCTTTTGTTACTCGCCCGATTACCGCAATAGTTATAAGCGGTCTGCACATCACCAAGAATGTTTGCGCCGTTATCCGAACGGCCGGTATCGGCCTTATAAACGTTGCCGTCAGTACCACCGAAATAAAGATCATTGTTGTAGAGCCAGAAAGTATTAGCGTTTATGCCGGTAAATCGGCACCATGCCTTGCTGACTGTGTGCATCACGAACTGATATTGCAGCGTACCACTGGTTGCAGGAACGTTGACGATGATTAAGTTACCGTTCGGATAGATCAAGCCTTCCCATCCGAAGAGAACGCCAAACTCTCCGACCGCATCGCTGACTTTTGATCCGAGCTTATCAGATACCTGCGTATCAGGCGTCGCACGGCCGACCGATAGAACTTTGCTGAACTGGACCAAGCCATCATAGGTAAGACAAACAAGCTCAGGGCCGATATTCCACGCGGCACGAATGCTAAGCGGTGCGCCCATCTTGAAGCGCGCGACCAGCGTCCAAGTCGCATCGGATGGAAAGGCGCCGTTATAGACCAGCACTTCGCCTGTTGACATGAAGAAGACGAGATATTCTGCGGAGCCGGCGCCCGTATCACGCGACCATGTCTGCGTGAAGAATAGATAGCCGCCATACTTTGCGACGCCGCCGATATCGAAGCTTGTCAGCGCTCCTTGAATAGCCTCGACGCCACCATACCAAACTTTAGTCGAGCCTGCTTCGGTCCAGTAGAGCCTGGACCTGTAGACATTCGGCTGAATAAGAGCGTTATTTGCACTCGGTCCTGTCCAAGCCGTTGCGCTCATCGTCGCGCCATCAAAATCCTGCGGCGCATCGTTGCCGTTGCCAAGGAACAAGCGGCCCTTGAAATTGACCGTCTGCCAGCGGTTGCTGATGAATCCACTGGCAAGCGACGTAGCAGCAGCGTTAGCCGTTGCATCCCAAAGATTGCCATTCGCAGCAGCGATAGACTTGCGCGAAGTCGGCCCAGCCCATTCGGCGCCGGTCTCCACTTGGCCGCCAAGGCCTGTCGCCCATGGCTGATAGCCATTACGCAAGACAAGCTTCCCGGGTGTCGGAATGAAGTTATCTAGGATGATCGCATCCTCAGGCTTCATCTGATCCCATGGATCGCGGCCGTTCCAACCGCCTGTGCCAGAAGGAATGCTGACACTGACCGATGTACGTTGTCTGTTTGCAGTCCTGAGCGGCTGCCTGAGTGGCGCGCGACCCATTACGGCGCAGCCTTAATACTTGCCCACGATTCTCCGCGAGCAATGGCGTCAATCATCTTGCGGTGCACGCCGAAATGAGCCGCTAAATCTTTTCTCTTCTCGCCATCAGCGATGTATTTCTTGATAAAAGCCACGTCAATCCTGCATAGCTTTCCGTTTGGCCGGTGCTGATTATTCCAGTTTGGTGACCACCGTCCTTTAGACAACATATCCCTTACATTGTCATCTTGCGTTCCAGCGAACAAATGATCAGGATTGATGCAAGCAGGATTGTCACAGTGGTGACATATATTATGACCATCCGGTATCTCACCGCAAAAGGTGCGGTACACTTCGCGATGAACACGCACTAAGACTTTATCGCGCCAAATTCTTCCATACCCACAGCTGTCTTTTGCACCATTGAATATCCAACAACCGCTTGACTTATCAGTCAACGGCCATACTCGATCCCAGAATGTTGTACCTTTTTTAGGTCTTGCCATATCAAGGTCCAGGGAAATTAGCATCAACGATATTGAGTGGCGTCAACCCAACGATAGTCTGCGTGCGATTGCTGATTGTCAATGTCATGCCACCGGCATCCTGGGCAAAATCACGGTCACAGCTCGCCTGATATTCGCGATATTCCTCATCATAATTCAGCCCCTTGGCTTTCAGGAAGCGCCACTTGATCCCCATACCCATGAGATTCTCATCAACGATCCCCGTATCCGTGTCTGCTTGCCATGTCGTTTGACCAGTGCCCCCTGACGATTTGCACCAGTTCTTGCTGATATACTCGAACACCATAACGTTGCCGGCAGACCCGGCGTCGGGAACAGGATAGATATAGAACTGTGTAGCGCCATTACCCTTAATGCGCCAGCGGCGGCGGGGAGTAGACACCGTAATGCCGCTTACGCGCCACTGATATTCCTGCGGGGACATAGGGCCGACCAACGGCCAGTGGTTATTACGGTCCCACTGCGTTCTGTTGATCTGGCGATCATAATCCGCCGGGAACGCATAAGATGCATTTCCGTTAACCAGAGGAAAAGTGTATTCGGCCTGAAGTGCTGTCCAATCATAGTTCTTGGCAAGCTGTTGCCCCTCCCGATTCGCCAAAGCCAAAAGCTGCTTGATCGTACTGTCCCCTGATGAAACAACCTGTGTCGGCGCGACCAGATTAAGTTCTGGCGCGATCTGCTGCATCATCGTGAGAAGAGACATTGCTCACCCCTGTTTTGGCGGCCGGCCGCGTCGTGGCCGGTCAGGAATATTGACTTCAGTCAAATCAGACAGATCGCTATGTGCCATTGAAACATGCAGCGAAGGCTGCGCTTCAGGCGCCAAGGGATGTTCAAGCTGCTGCGGTTGATAAGTCGGGGTGGGTTCGGGAGTTACAGAACGCACGGGAGTTGCCTGCATACGCTGAACGGCTGCTGATAGCTCGGAAATCGTACGTTCAAGACCTTCAATCTTCTCGGCCATGCGGACATTCTCAGCCGCCAGTGCCTCTGCCTCAGCGTTCTCAGTCGCCTGGGAAAGCCATGCGGCGGCCTTGGCCTTCAATTCCCGTCCACCGATGCCGATAGCCGCAATTCCGTTCTCATTCAGCGCTGCCAACTGGTCAACGGTGTGAATGTGAAGAGCGCGCAGTTCATGGATCTGGGAAAGTGACAAAGACGGCCATTGATCGAGCGGCGTACCGATCAACGCACCACCGGTCTTGCCAAGCAAGACTTCCTGATAATGCTGCCAGTGGCGAGGGAAACGATCCTTATGGCCTTCATTGACCTTTTCGATAACCTTACTCTTGCCGCCTGGTGACGTGATGTGGATGTAATCGAATTCATCGAAGATCGGCCTTCCGGCAACTTCAGACTTTGCCTTGTTCTGGATGACTTCACGCTTGAACTCGACATAAAGGCCGCTATCGTCTCCGTAGGAGACCGACAGATCCTTATTGATGCGTTCCTGTGCAAACATCACTTAATTCCTTCAACATGAAATACGCCGTAATGCGTATGGTCCTCGGTCCACCGGACGGTGAATCCAAGCCTCTCAAATGTCTCCACCCACCAGCCATGGTCATGCACGGATAGATGCAACGTCTCACCAATATAGGCGCCACAGAGATCATCCTGGAAATCGATGCGGAAAAAGCATTTCTCGACGCAATCCATGATATTAAGGATCACGTCATTGACCTGATGCGGCGGGATATGCTCCATTACATCTGTGCAATAGCCATAGCCGGCGAATAGCCCCATCGGTTTCGTCAGATCGGCAATAACGAATGGAAGTTCCTTGGCTTCTTCATTCAGGCAATTGGTCGTGAAATCAACCAAAGTTACTTGAGCCCCGCAAATGCGCTGGATCTCAAGGCCACCAGTTCCAGTCCCGCATCCAAAGTCAATCACCGTCTCGTCCCAGGCCGGCATGAAGTGATCAACGAATTGCTGCGCCGTCTCCTTGCCGGGGAGCCCGATGCGATATTGTGGGACATCCCACATCATCGTGTATTTATCGACTTCACTGATATTGCTTTCGGGTGCGTTGTAGATGTCAGGGAGCAACCCGCTCCCATAAACAGCAATCGAACACCCCAGGCGCTTCAACTCCCGTGCCGTTGTCTGGAATTTCTCGGCCTGCAACTTCATTGTCAGGGATGAGACGTATTCTTTTCCCCGCCAGTTGACGATAGCGCAAGGTTCACCATCGTTGATCTTCTGATGCATGGCGTGACTCTTCCCGTCTCGGTTAGATGAGTCCATGCCAAAACAATGGATATCACGGAAGCCAAGGCCGTATGCCAGGCACATAGCCGTGTTGCCGACAGCCGCCGCACCTCCGATCAACATCAGATCGGCGTCATCATCGGGAACTGGCAGCAGGTCATCGATGTTCTCAACCTCAAGATGCCAAACCACGGCATCTTCGCACAGCTCAAAGCAGACCGGCGAGCATTGCGAAGCAAAGAGGTGCGCGCGAGCCGGCCCGATCAGATCAGCCGTTTCCGGCCTTGCGTCGATCATGACCTGGAAATCAGCAAGGATGCGATGCTCATTGAGAAACTTAGCTGCACCGTTCAATGCGAAAATCGAACCGCCATTCGCCTGCAAGACGCGGACTTCATCCAATGTATCGGCGAGGCTTGGCGCAGATCCGCAAATAATGGCGACACCGTCATGCTGTGGTGCTGCCTGCAGCCATGGGCGGCCGTTACGGGAATTCTGGCGGATGTTGCTGTAAATCTGTTCATCATCCGTATTGCAAATCAAGTTCACCGGCAGGATAAGCGGCATTGTTGCTTCCCTGTTCCAATGCTTGATTTCGACATTATAAAACGGAAGTTGCATTTGATCTCCGCAAGAAAGCTCCCCTGGTTTCCCAGGGGAGCGAGTTAGACACCATCCTCTGCCTTAAGTAATACGGCCCTGCTTATGCGGCCGGGCAATCATGACCTGCACAGTAGTACGGCCAGCAGCGGCGGAAGCGGTGGCGGCAACTACCGCACCCTGGATTTCCTTGCCCGAACCGGTACCCGCAATCAGGCCCGTCGTCAGCACGCCAACAGCGACGCCGGCAACGAGGCAGATCGTGCAGCTCTTCTTCATGACGCTGACGCCGCCGATCTGGTACCAGCCGTATTGGCTGGCGACATTGGCGGACATTGCTACGGCAACCGGACGGGGGATGTTGCCGCCGACAGCGCAAAGTGTGGTCTGGTAGGTCGTCGGATCATACGTGACGATAGATCCGACAGTGGTCGAAGCAACGCCGAGCGCGTAAATGAACTCAGCATGACCGAGCGTCGCATCGTAGCCTTCGGCAATGGTGCCGAGCGGCAACTGCTGCGTGATGCTGGTATCCGCGAAGTTCTGCAGACCCATGCGGTTGTTAGTCGGAGTAAAAGCCATAGTCTTATCCTTTCCTATACCTGCTAAGTCATTGATACTTAAGGATATTAATCCTTGAGTACGCCCTGCAGGAAGCGATTCGAACACGTCATGTTGCCGGCCCAACCAATCAGATTGACCATGGCGTCCTGGTTGACGCTATAGCGATCCGGGGTGAGCGGAGTGAAGTTGCGGTCCGAATGCGGCCGGAAGAAAATGTAATCCGTATTGAGGAAGTACATGTGATTGGTCGGCGACCCGCCGCCATAACCACCATCAAGCACCACGTCGGCGCCCATATACTTGAGCGACTGGAAGCCGGCCTGGGCCATCTCATCCGACTGGATACGCTGGATGGTCTGCAGGCTTTCGAGGTACAGGCGGTAATAGTTATTGTCGGCGATGATCAGATCCGGGGCATCAGAGCCGCGCACCAACTGCAGGTAAACACGGTTCATATAGCTCTGGATATTGGCTGAAGTCGCGGCCGCACCGCCGTCCGTGGTGGAATCGAATACGACGTTCTTCCACCATGACCAGGTGTTGCCGTCAATACCACCAACGACATTGGTTGGCGTATCAGCAACGATGAGCTGCAAACCGCCAATCTGCTTGCTGCCATCCGCCGTGCCATTGCTGTAGCAATCGAGCGAGATATTGTTACGCATGGTACGCTCGGCATTGCCAATGCGGCTTTCCAGCAAATCGATCACCTGCCATTCGCCGCTGTTCTGCAACTGCTCGAGACCGGAGATGCTGACGGCAACAGCAGCCTGAGCATAGTTATACTCAGCCGCAGTCATCACATCACTGGGGTTGATATTCAGCACGTCATAGCCGGCATAGCGCTTATACGTGCTGTTTTCCTGGTATTCGATCTCCTGCACGATGGTCCGACCGCCAGTGACCGGCTTCATCTTGCCCTTCTTGCTAAGCCGCAGCAGAAGTGCGTTGTTCTTGGTTACGCCATCAGCAAGCTTTCCGCTGCGATTACGCAGGGTCGTGGTCGTGATTTCGTTAAGATTCGGGGATGCCATATCGGCTGCTCCTTGAGAAGATTGTTGACATGGCTATCATGCACGGCTCGCACGCATAGCCGATTCAATCATTCCCCGGAGACTGTCGTTAGATGACGCTGCCGGCATCCCTGCGGGCGCACCCGAGAGACCGACATTCTTGCGTTGCGCTTCCTTCGCCGCCTTGGCCTGTTCCGCTTTACGCTGTGCTTCCTTGGTCGCCTCTTGCTTGGCGATCTCGATTGCACGCGTATGCGGGTTAGCCCAGACAGCCTTGTCATACGCCTGCTGGATCGCTTCACGATGACCAATATTCGGGTTCTGCGCCTTGATCTGTGCGACCAATGGAACGAGATCCGTTTCGACATCCTTGAAATGCTCAGCCTGCGCGGCAAATGCCTCAATCTCAGCCTGAGCAGCGGCAATAGCACGCTGTTCCGTCTGCTGAGATTGCTGGAGAAGGTACTGCTTCATCTGTGACAGCTCGCCAACAAGCGGCTGTAATTCCGGGGAAATTTGCGGCGCGGCAGCCTGCTGCTGAGTAAAGCGCGTGAGATCGACACCGTAAGACCGGGCAAGGTACTGAAAGGCTTGATACGGGTTCGTCTCAAGCTGTTCCTCAGCCTTCAGAAGACTAGCGATGTGCTGCGCTTCCGAAGTGCCTCGCATGGCGATCTTGGATCGATAAGGCTCCAATACGCTGTTAAACTCAGTTAATTGTTTCTGTGCCGTACCGGCTTCGCCACCCTTTTTACCAATGATTGATTCGGCTTCCTTCTCGCGTTGCAAGATGTAGCTCTGCACATCTTCTGGCAAGGTGAGGAATTTTGCCTTGTATTCGGCGGACCAGGCGCGGGGCATTTTGGGAGTCGGAATTTCTTCCGGCGCATCCTGCTTCGCGTCTGCGGGCGTGTCCTTCTGCTCTAAATTCAGTTCCGGCTGCTCTTCATCAGCCTGTTTCTTGACGAATTTACCATCCGGGCCGCGCTCGCGTTCTCCAGACGGTCTATCCTGCTCTTGTGGCGCTTCCTTAGCAGCCTTTTCAGGCGCTGCAGCCGGCTCATCTTTCGGCGCATCGGGAATCTTCGCGTCAGTTTCCATGCCAGCGGCCTGGATCAACTCATCGCGCAAGCTCAGATCGTCGCCCATTTATTCCCCTATGGCCTCGAACTCGGATTGCGTCATCACCGGTTCAGGTGTGTATCCTTCAGCAAGCATATTATACGCTTTTCCGATATCTTCACGCAATTCTTTCGTTTCTGCGTAACTTGCTTGCGGTTTTGCTGCCTGAATCGGCGCATTTCCAACCTCATGCACGTGGTTCCGCTTCAAAAACTCACGATGCGCGGCACGGCCGTCAACCCATGCTCCGTCTATGACATTACGGTATCCGGATGTATCGCTCAGTAGGATCGGACCGCGTTTTTGGCCGCGTTTCGGCACGTATTCAACCCAATCACTACCATCCCAATAGAAATGCTTTCGACTCATGCCAAAGCTCTCGACCCGGTACCGCCACCAATCCAGACATTCCCAGGATATGACGGCCATGGAGTACCGATGTAATGGTTCATTGCCTGAG